ACACAGACATAGACACAACTGGGGAATATATATGACTAAAGTAGGCGTGGACCTCGGAACACACTGTGGTGTTGCGTGGAAGTCCGATGATGAAGTGTCCGTTACTTCTATTGATACCAGCAAGGCACGGATGATGGGCGGTGGTATGAGAGCATTAACTCTCAGACGCGAACTTGAGAAACTCTTTGAAGCAATAGGTCCGGTAACTGAACTGGCCTTTGAGAATGTTGAGAGACATAGTGCTACCTATGCGGCTCAGATTTACGGGGAACTGCGTGGTGTCTTGATGTCTGTCTGTGAAGAGATGTCTATTCCTTATCGAGGTATAGGCGTGACAACTATTAAGAAACATGTGACGGGTTCCGGCATTGCAAAGAAAGACAAAGTCAGAGTGGCGGTCACCTGTCAGTTTCCTGATGTTCGCGTGGCAAACGATGATGAGAGTGATGCGTTAGCTGTTTTAATATGTATACTTGATGAGGTGTCTTGATGTCTGCTGATATTGTCAGAGTAGATTTTGGTTCCATGAAAAGACGGTATCTTATGGGCTGTCCTGAATGTGAGAGTGTCAACTGGAATGTGGTGATGGACCCAGACACAGGCTCGACACTGTCTGCCAATCCAGACGCAGACGTAGACATGGAATGTTCCGGTATCACATGTGCTGACTGCGGGTTCCACATAGACATGCAAGGCACACCCGTAAATTAGGCACAAAAAAAGGGCGGCACCCCGAAGGATACCGCCCTTTGTTTATTTCTCTTCAACTCCTCGCCAATCTTTTACGTTCTTTGATAACCCCAAGTCTTGTAGATTTTCAACTCCACCAAGCCCAGCTAGTCCTTCTGAAATAACCCACTGGAAGACTTCTGTCTGGTCTTTAGGAACGTAAACAGTCAATGAGCCGTTTTTATTGTGTTTGATTATTGTTCTTTTCATGTCTGTGTCTGCCTTCCTATGCACTGAGATATGCACGAAGTGTTTTGAGTATCTCATCAATTGCCGCCAAGGCTTTCATACTTGGAACCTTGTCTGGCAAATCTTCTTCCAGAGACACAGGCGTACCCGTCCCGATAGACAGGGCGCGGATACGCTGTGCAACTTTTAGCCTGAGATAATCAGAGATGCCTTTGGGCAGTGGTGTTCTGCCCGAAGACCAGTTCTTCATGGTTTGGTTTGTTACGCCAAATAGAGCACGTAACTCTGCCGGTTCCATGTCGAGGGCAAGTAGACTTATCCGCAATTGAGCCGGTGACAGAGTGTTCTGTGTCTGTCTAGGGTCCTCAATTGGGAAGTGGTCTACCCACCCCATCGGCTTGCGCTTCTTTGCAAACCTTTTGCGAAGCAACGCATCCGGTACTGAAGGGGCCACAGTCATGTCACCAGTCTCCTTTCTATCGCACTGCGACAGTCCGCAAACATCTTGGCCTTGACCTCGCCCACCTTCTTTTTTAGAAGCCAGAGCGGGGCTTCAAAACCATGCTGGTCACGGTCAGTCAGCTTACCACGTTGGGTGATGATAGATTTAGCAAACCACTCAGGTTCAATTAAGTCTGCCAAGTCTATCAGGAATGCCTTGTCTGTTTCCTGTTTAATCTTTCCATAAAACAGGACAGGGTTGTCACCATCTGGCGCATCGTTTAACAGACCCATCTTTATGAGACGTTCTTTGTAACCTTCAATGGTTGGCAGTTCGGTTTCCTGTCCAATCACCAAGACATCTTTTATTCTGTCTGGGTTTAGGAAGACAGTACGTGGTATGGGGTGTTCAGAGTATGCGTGGTATTTTATAAACTCTTCTTCAGAGATAACCCGCGCACACTCACCATAATCTGTAGTGCCTCTCCAGAGGACAATCACCTTAGTTCCTTTTGGAAACTTACGTGACCGCCCGTCTGTCTTAGCCAGATAGGGAACCGCAAGTTGGGGTTTAGAATTTGACTGGCTCATGGTTCCCCGCCCCTGTTTTGATTTCATTTATCATGTCTATGATATATTCCATATCGCTGTCGTCTGGGTCATAGAAACTGGTGTCATAATACTTACCAGAAACTTTGACCAGTACAGGCACGTCACTACCATACACAGGATGTTCATAGAATGTTATGCTGTTTTGTGTGTACAATTCAGCCGGTATGTTTACGTTAGTCATTAGTCTTCTCCACTTCATTTACAGGATGTACATTTTCCATAGTCCAATCGTGACCTTCATCAACTTTAACCCATTCATCAATGTCTGTTTCATCCGCTATCTTCCAAGCTATATCCGCATGTGATGCTTCAACAACTAGTTCATAGCCCACGTCCAACGTGGCGGTTACTTTAAACTTTGGCATTGTTAATCTCCTGTGCAACAGGGTCCAGAATGGTGGATGCCACCTTGCCACGATTAGCAATAGCAAAATTACGGGACAAATCGAAACGTCTATATGCTTTCTTTCTGAAGTCATATGCAGTCACGATATTTTTAGGGTCTCGCTCCTCACTTTTGAGAACACCCCAAAAATAACGGGTTGACCCATCCGCTTTAACGAATGAGGCTTTAACAATCTGGCCTTTGAAGGTGGCCAACACCTGTTCCTTTGTACTTTTCATCATATTGTCTCCATACAATTAAAGTTCTGTGTGGGTCTACCACTACGCTATGCGTTTCGGCCCAGACCATCGGGCCTCATCAGGTGGCAGGGGCCACCACCGAAGCGGTGACCCCGTGTTAAGTTTAGGCAAGTTCATCAGCCAGTTTGTCCAAGTCCATCAGAATTTCATGGACAGTCCGGCCCCAGACGTTTGCGTTCAAGCAGTCGGCAAACTCTTTACGTGACCCGTAATGTGCCACCTCAAGTCCAACAACTTTGATGCCCCACTGATTAGCCAGCTTGACCATCTGTCTAAGGTCTGCACCACCATAGCCACCGTCTGTCAGAATGAAGATAACTTTTTTATCTTCTTCTAAGTCGCGCATCTGTGAGGCCATAGTCATGAGACCTTCAGTCATGGGTGTGCCACCACCAGTGTTACCCCAGAGGGTAGTGACATTGTAGTCAGACTTAGACCAAGGCACGTTGAACGGCTTGAGTGTTGTGCTATCGTCAGTTTCCGGTCTAATCCGGCCACCAGTCTGATATGAAGGTTCCAGCCCCATCTCAGCACAGTTCCAGCCTACGCCATTATTGCGCTGACCTTGTGTGTATTCAGTCTCACTTGAAGTGTTACGACTGCCTGAGACTTGGACACTAGGAAACGATGAGACAGAGAACTTGATGTTGGCCGCTGACATAGCATCACCCAACACAAAAGCCAGCTTGACTGCATCATGGTTGTCTGAGCCGCGCATGGATGATGAATTGTCTACCATGATGCCAACCGCTGTCCGATAGCCAGACCGCTTCCATGTCTTGTTGAAAATATTTTTGGAACCAGTAGACAAGCGGTGCAGACGGCCCCTGTCTAGACGGCCTTTGTCACGATTACGCAACACACCCCGTCTGTCTGGATTGGTCAACAGCCGTGTAATACGTTGCTTTGCCGCACTCACATTGAGTGGTAAGTCTGCCCGTATCTGCTTGGCCCGTGTCTTTCCAGACCTGATAGAACCACCTTCTAGAGACAGCTTATTATACCGGCCTGTGTCTACCACTTGCAGACCAATGGCATCTGGATTGCGGTCTGTAATATCGTCAGCCATAGGCCGCACATCACGTTCTGCATCCATCTGGTCCAGAGGGTTTATGTCATCTATGACACTACCACCACCGCCATCAGGACTGAAACCTTTGACAGGTGACTGAGCATCAGGTGTCTGCTGTTCAGCATCATCAGCTTCATCAGCGTTTGTTGCACCTTGTGCATCACCCTCTGCATCAGCATCAGCATCTGCATCATCAGCATCCGGTGGTGGTGGAACGTCACAAGTCACGGGCCTAACATCAGAGATAGGTTGCGAGTTGCTGTCCCCTTCCTGACCTTCACCCTCATCTGGTTGGCCGTCCGGCTCTTCCTGTTGCTGTGGATAGTAGGCTATAAATTCTTTTGTCAAAGCCCATGCATCCGCTGTTGTTTTACACAGCTTCAACTTGTCGGCCCACATGCGAATGTGCGGGGCCAGCATTCCAGCCTCATCTAACAGGCCGTCTGCCGCTGGCACTTCATAGCCGCACATCTCTACATAAGCCAGTGTGTTGATGCTGAATGACAAGGACCGTGGATTAGCAGGGTGCCAGCCGTTTTGTTTGGAATGATCGACACAGTATTCTGTCAGCAATTCCAGATATTTTCTAGCACCAGCAAAACGGTTCCGCGACACCAAGTCTAGTTCCATGCGGGGGTCTTCAAAAGCATTGAGTATCTGAGCGTATTCTTTGCCCTCACTGCATGCTTCTTTCCAGACTTCTAAGTCTGTGCAGATATTGTGGCCCATCTCATGGATGGCAAAGCCTGTCATAGTGTCAGCTTCATATCTGGTAACGGATGCTGTAGCTGGCAGAGTAGGCATATTGATAGAACTGCGTAGGTATTTGCCGCCCTCTATATCACTGAGAGACCACCTAGTCCCTGCTGTCGTACCACCAAACCACGACACCTTACACTCGACTTTGTGGAAGTCCGGCAAGTTTCTCAGGCTTGTTTGGATTGCAGTGTCTACTGCGTGGGTCAAATCTTGTGCAATGATATAAGTCATATCATATCGCTCCTGTTTGTGTTTGTGTCTCTGATTTCATGCTGTTGCAATCATCAGGCCGGAAACCACATCCGACTATCAGAGTGCGGCAGGGGCAGTAAAACCGCCCCCGCCAGATTTTTAGTTGAAAGGCATCTCATCACTTTCAGTTTGCTGTTCTGCGACATCCTCAGACCCCACAGGTGGTGTCCATGTCTCACCCTTAGACAGGGCCACCCATTCATCAGGATTGACGTGGGTGTTGAACAACTGGGTCAGTGTCTCTTGGTCTACACTTTCGAGCATATTACCAATTGTGATCTGGACCGCATCTTGAGGTTCCAACCCGTCCAGAATAAGACCGGTCAACGCAGTGGAACGTCTAAGTGAAACACTCAGTGTTGGTGCCTCACCTCTATCATGGGCCTTACGACATACACCCATGAAATCCACCACCTTGTCACAAAATGCTTTTGGCGCACCGGAACGTTGATGAAGCACCCGACTTTCTACACCCTTGGGTGGATATCCAAACCGCAGATGAATAGCGCACCGGTCTAGCAGACTGCTGTCCATCAGTTTGGTTCCAGCGTACAGACCGGATGCATCACCCCGCCCGTTTGTATTATCTGCCAAAATAATCTGAACACCTTCTGCAAAGTGGATAATCTCACCGGTTGTGGGGATTACATATTGCCTGTCTTCAAGCAGACCATTCAGGCCAGCTAAAACATCTGGCCTTGCACGGCTGACCTCATCAATCAAAACTACCGCATGGGGCTGTCTGATTGCTTTTATCAGCACACCGTCTGACCAGTATGTGGAACCGCCCTGCGACTGCAACCCACCAATGAAATCATCCACGGTGGTGTCATCACACAAAGTGATAGGCCAGAATGACCGCCCTGTCTGCCCTGCAAAATAGCGGGGCATGGATGTTTTACCGGTCCCCGCTGGCCCAAAGAAGAACATATTACGGGGATTGCTCTGTCTTGCGATAGACAGGAACGCATGTGCTATTGACCTGTCTGGTGAATAATTAGGGTCCACAGCCGGTGCGCGGGTGTCGTTGAAGACAGGAATATCCCATTCTACATTGAGATTACGGAATATCTTCCCAGCCTTTGCAGTGCCGGTTTGCTCCAGTTGCTGGACGTGTTCGTTCACATCTGGTGTGGCCGGTACTGGTGCAGATACAACAGGCATGGCCACTACGTTATCCGCTGGGCGGCTGTTCAGTTTAGCAGTAAGTTCTGCTTTCTCTGACAGCATGTCTACCAGACTGGCCCGTAGGTCAGAATAGGGCTGTTGCAGAAAGCTGTCTGCCTCTTCTTCTAGACCAGCATACATAGACGGTGACCAGTCAGAAACAGCTTCAGCTTTTGCAATTGGCTGTGCCTGTACAGGTTTGGGCTTTGTTGTGCGCGGTGCAGTCACACCGGCTGGCGTACCATAGCTGGCCGCATCTATGCCCAGTTTACCAGCCGCCTCGATAATCTCAGCTTTACTGGCCAAGTGTAGTTTGAAAGCCTCACCCAGAATGTGCGGCTGTTGTTTCATTTTTACTCGCATATCTGTGAGTAATGCAGTGCGCTGTTGCGCTGTAAGTTTGAAATTTTGCATGTCTGTTACTCCTGTGCATGCTGTCTGTCTGTTGCTGATTTCATGCTTTCGCAATCATCAGGCGGGATACGCATCCCACTATCAGCATTGTCAGACAGGCAACCGGAGCCGCCTGTCTGAAAGATTGTTTGTGACTTTTCTAATTTGCTAGTTGGCGTACCCTGACGTTTCAACTAGCTGGCCAGACATAACCCAGTCTGGAAGTCTCACTATTTTGTCCCCTGTCAGCGTAGCATGGTCTAGTGCCATTTTATTTACTGCATCAAAGCTCGTCCAATAAGGTGCGAGGGGTGTGAGCGGGTTGGCTTGCAAGGCCGGTGTCCTGTAGGTGCTGTAAAATCTCCAAAAAATTCCTGTCCCCCCTAATATGGGGCAAGACATAGACATTATCAACATTTAAATGACGTAAAGTGCAAAAAAAGTTCATTTTCTTCAAAACATGCACTTTTCATCATTACATCAGCGAATTCTGAATGGGCCACCCGCGTGGCCAAAAATCCACCGTTTGGGCCGTTAAACTGCCACAGTCCGGCCCCCAGACACGCAGACACGTAGACACGCAGACATTGTGACACACGATGTGACACAGTGAGTTTACGAGCACGTTGAAACCCGCCGGACGCCTGAAGTTTTGCTGGCCACCCGCTGGTCTGCCAGACCGTTGGCGTGTCAATTTGACGGCCCACGGCCCACTTTGCCAAGACACTGTCGGACCCCCGGTTTGAGTTACAAAAAATCTGCGTGTTCTTGTGAACCTCATGCATGAGTTTTTGAGGGTTTGGAAAGATTGCTTGAAAAACAGTGATTATTTTTTTATTTTTATTATAATGTGAACAGGGGTCTAAACATATGGCGCGAAGAATAAATAAACCGGTTCCAAAACACTTGCGAAACGCGGTGGAATTGGAGCAAGAGTTGGCTTTGATTGAGAAAGAAGACATGATGCTCCAGCATCCGACCTTTCTCGGCAACCAAAGACAGTTCATTGACCGGATATATCAGCACTTACCAGAGGTAGCTGACAAGCTAGTCAAGTTTATGACTGCAAATCCAGAGCGGGTTTATGGTTCAAACGGCACTGTTCAGCTTATGTTGCCCGAAGATGTGGCCATGACAGACGGTCAGCTACAATTATTCAAGTTAATACTACAGAAGGGCTTACCTAATCAGGCTCCGGTAACTATGTCTGGTGAACAAAACCAGTTTGGTTCCGGTAAAGTAGCTATAACTATAAATCAAACCGGACCTAGTGTGGATTTAGAGAACATTACTTCTTCTGTAGACGGTGTACGCAGGGGTCAAGCGGAGAAAGTAAACACTATTTCTTTTAATCGGCCAGATATAGTGGACCATAATGACAACTGAGATAACTTTTGAGGCCCATCATACACAACAGCTAGTATTAGAGGACCCTCACCGCTTTATCACTATGGTTTGCGGCAGACGTTGGGGCAAAGACCACCTAGCTTCTATCAAAATACTTTCACACAGCCTTACACATACAAGTAGCCGGGGCGGTAAGATGTATGCGTGGCTGAACCCTGTCTACAATCCACAGGGCAAAGAAAGTTTCCGGGTGTTTCGTTCCTTTGCTGAAAGTGGTGGACTTATAAAGAAGGTTGTAGAGACCCCACCAATGGAAGTGCGCCTAATAAACGGCGATAAGGTTACATTCTTTTCTGCGGACCAGCCAGATAACCTACGTGGTGGACAGTATGACGGCGTTATTCTAAATGAGGCTGGGTTTATATCTGACCTAGACGAAGTTTGGTCTGGTCCCGTAGCGGCGATGTTGCTAGACAGGGCGGGTTGGGCGTGGATTATGGGAACGCCCAAAGGTAAAAATGCTTTTCATAAGTTCTTTTTACGTGGACTTCAACCAGAGACAGAAGACGGTAAGCCTAATCCGTGGAAGAGTTACCGGTTTCCTACTAAGACAAACCCCTTCATACCACCAGAAGAACTGGACCGGCTCAAAGATGAACTGCCAGCCGATATGTTTCGTCAGGAATTTGAAGCGGAGTTCATGGACACTGGTGGCGCGGTGTTTCGCGGCCTTGACCAGATGCGGTCTAGAAGTGATGGTCTTGAACTTATACCACAGGCAGACAACTGCCGCGTAGGTATAGACTTGGCGAAGCATACAGACTTTACATGTCTGGTAGCCCTAGACAATTCCAACAATGTTATCGGATATGACAGGTTCAATCAGCTTGATTGGACAATTATAAGTCAACGCATAGAACATTTTTGCTCTAGGTACAGGGGCAAGGTGGTACTGGATGCTACAGGTGTTGGGGACCCTATCTATGAAAACCTTGTAAGTAAAGGGCTGGTGATTGAGCCGGTTAAGTTTACTAACGATAGGAAGACCCAGATGGTTCAAAACTTGATGCTTCTTATTGAAGAGGGTTGTGTGCAGATACCTTTGCCCGGTCAGAGCCTTGACCCAAGTCATGACACTTCAACTATGTGGGCTGAACTTGAAGCCTATACATACACCATTACTCCAACAGGAAGAATTAGATATGAGGCTCCACGCGGTTTCCACGATGATACAGTGACTGCTTTGTTTCTAGCCGCTTCTGCAATGCCCATGATGACGGCCCAAGCATTTGCAGATGTGGACTTGAATAACGTCAGGGGTATTGGTGAGTTGTAAAGTTATGGACCACCTATGTACGGGGTAGCCATATACTTTATTTTATTGTAATATCGTGTCTATGTCTGTGTCTGGAGAATGTTATGCCTTATACTGCTAAACAAAAAAAGCTCGCTAGAATAGCTCCGCCTCGAAATAAAATCACTAAAGCAGATTTTGATGTTCTTAATAGAGGCAAGAAAAAGGCAAAGAAAAAGAAGAAACGAGCATAAGGATATTATTATGGCCAAAAAAACTATGCCTACTCCTCCTGTCAGTCTTTCTGCAACTCTCAAGAAGGAAATGCAGAGAAAGTTTAATTTTAAAAAGAACATTTATACCAAAGGTGAAACAACACAGATTGGTAGAAAAAAAGCGATTAGACGAGCGCAACAAGATACTATTAAAGAAATGTATAAAGCGCATCCCCAACTTATGAAACGAGCTACAAAGACCACACTTACAAGACTGTTGTCGGGAAAGTCTAGGCTTAAATGAAGAAGAATATTAAACAGCCGGTTCGGCCCACAGTGAAACCAAAGGGCAAAGTGAAGCAAGGCTTGGCTATCATGGCGAAGAGTGACCAGACACACTTTGCCCCACGTAGAAATTTAAAGGTTTAGACATGGCACACGATAACCGTGGTAAAGGCGACCAGTCTGGGATTAATTCTCTTGTAGAAGCTACAGATACAATTTCAGACAACGTAGCTACCCAGCGTATGCAAGAAGCCGGTCCCAACGATTTAGGACCTAAAGTAGACCCAGTAGAGGCCCTACAGAATGCGCGAAGTGATATTCGTAGGGATATGATTAACGATGCAGTTGTTGCCGCCGAATATGATAGACTGGCTAACCCAGAACCTGACGCGATGGAGAGCATGGCCGATGTTAGGGAACCCATTATGGTGGTATCTTCAGAAGTACCGACTGGCGCGGATTTCGTTGGTAGTGCTCTGGTTGAACGTGAGAATGCGGCTAAGTTTCTGGATAAGGAAACAGAGAAAAAATTAATTGATTATGTCCACGCTCATTTTGATTTGAGTTATGACCGGATGTCTAAGCGATATGATTATTGGAAAGATGCAGAAGTCACGCACGATATTTTTGTTCCTTCTAGAGTAATTGATGATAGTAAGAGAAAAAGCAGACAGAACTATTCTAGTGGTAGAATAATTGACCAGATTAAAACACCATACTCTCGGTCAATCAGTGATACTATATGTACATATAACCTAGCTATTTTTGGTGGCGCACCTCCGTTCCGAATTGAACCCACAAGCCGAGATACTAGCCGTAAATCCGCAAGGATTTTAGAACAGCGGCTTCACCACAATATGAGGCGGGTTGGATATGAACAGCGGTTGTACCAAATCTTCTTGGACAACAATCGTTATGGAATGGCACCTGTCGCAAACTTTTATGGCAAGGACGGTAACGTACCTGTCAACATTGACCCTTGGGCTTA